AAACAATATAAAGACTAGTGCATAAATTATACTTAGTTTATAAAGCAACAATTGTAAAATGATGCCCAAATAGTGCTAGCAAATTTTCAAATGCCCAGCGAAATTTAATGCAGTCGCGATTATTATGCACTTGAAATTCGCCAATTGTTACGCCATTTATGCTAATAGACGAACTTTCATTCCATAGCTTTTTTTTAATATTATGACTAAAGTTAATGCTATTATTATAAGATAACCAATTTATCTCTTCTTTTAATACTATAAAGGCAAGCAAATCACTATGTTTATTATAATATAATATAGGACAATCAAAAGTATGCGCACTATAGACTTGCAATAAATTGGCAATGTTATTGCTAATAAAGCTCTTGATTTGGTCTAAGCCTATGCTTATGTCTAGTGCGAAAAACTCGCAAAACTTTTTGCGTGAGGGTTGCCCTAATACTTGCGGACACACTTTGCCGGTCTTATTTTTGCTCGTTTTAGCGCTTAAATGGATTAAAGGGTCATCTACACATTCAAAATCATATTTGCTCCCACGACTTGCACAATGCCTAAGGTTATAATTGAACACTTTTTTAAGATTGCTAAGTCTGTTTTTGAGAGATTGTGCTTCAGCCAAACTATATTTGTAAGTTCCATCATAAGGCGAATCATAATTCAAACAAATTGCCATTTCGAACATTTTGCCCAAATCTTCAGTAAGCACCTTTTTGGTTGTGGTTGCTGCCATAATAGATAGTGATTAACGTTATAAGTCTAATAATAATAATAATCATAATCTTTAATTCAATTTTTATTGGGTTTATGATAAAAATATTTAAAAATTGATTTATTATTATACTAACTTCATATAAAGTATAATAATATGAGTAAACCTATAACTAGATATAATAATGAATTATTACAAAAATATTTTTTAGAAAACAATATTAATTCAACAACTGATTATAGTGATGTAAATCTTACTTGCAAATATATAATTAAAGAAAAATGTTTAGACTGCAATGTTTTATGTGAAAAAACTTTTAGAAGTTTCATAAATACTGGTTGTTATTGTAAAAAACATATTAACAAAACTAAAATTATAATACAATATAATAATGAATTATTACAAAAATATTTTTTAGAAAATAATATTAATTCAACAAGTGATTATAGTGATGTAAATCTTACTTGTGATTATAGAATTAAAGAAAAATGTGTAGAATGTGATGATTTATGTAATAAAAAGTTTATTAATTTAATAAATACTGGGTGTTATTGTAAAAAACATATGACACAAATTCGAATTACAAAAGCAAAAGCAACCAATATTATTAAATATGGTTTTGAATGTTCTTTACAATCAAAAGAAATAAAAGATAAAATTAAAGCAACTAATTTAGAAAGATATGGTGGTGAAAATCCTAGTTCTTCAAAAGAAGTAAGAGATAAAAGAAAAGTAACTTGTTTTAAAAATTACGGTGTCGAATATCCAGGACAATCAGAAGAACTAAAGAATAAAATGAGAGAGACTTGCTTAAAAAATCATGGAGTTGAAAATCCTAGTCAATCAGAAGAAGTAAGAAATAAAGCAAAAGCAACTTGTTTAAAAAATCACGGAGTTGAATATCCTACACAATCAGAAGAAGTAAGAAATAAAGGAAAAATTACTAATTTAGAAAGATTAGGTGTTGAATATCCTGGACAATCACAAGAAGTTAGAGATAAAAGTAAAGCGACATGTTTAGAACGATTTGGAGTTGAATATTCTTTTCAATCCGAAGAAGTAAAAGATAAAAGTAAAGCAACTATGTTAGAAAGACATGGTGTTGAACATAGTTTTCAATCACAAGAAATAAGAGATAAAAGTAAAGCAACTAATTTGGAAAAATATGGTCTTGAATATGCTTCACAATCAGAAGAAGTAAAAATTAAAATGAAAGCAACTAATTTAGAAAGATTAGGTGTTGAATATCCTGGACAATCCGAAGAAGTAAAAATTAAAATGAAGGCAACCAATTTGGAAAAATATGGTTTTGAAAATCCTTTTCAATCAGAAGAGATTAAAGATAAATGTAAAGAAACTTGTTTAAAAAATTACGGGGTTGAATATTCTTTACAATCGCAAGAAGTACGAGATAAATGTAAAGTAACCAATTTAGAAAGATTAGGTGTTGAAAATCCTTCACAATCAGAAGATATTAAAGATAAAAAGAAGGCAACTAGTTTAAAAAATTATGGCGTCGAATATCCAGCACAAAACGCAGAAATATCAGAAAAAATGTCAAAAAATGCATACAAAGGATATGATTTTGTATTTCCATCAGGAAGAATTGAGAGAATACAAGGATATGAAAAATATATGCTAAATGATTTGTTATTTAAAGAAAATATATCAGAAAATGATATTACAGTAAAGAGAAATGAAGTACCTATTATTTGGTATGAAGATACCGACGGTAAAAAACATAGATATTTTGTAGATTGTTTCATTAAAACACAAAATAGATGTATTGAAGTAAAATCAACATGGACTGCTGAAAATAATCAACATAATATTTATTTAAAGCAACAAGCAGTAAAAGATGCTGATTATTTATGTGAGATTTGGATTTATGATGCAAAAGGAGAAATAGTTGAAAAAATACTATAAATTATTATTAATCAATAAACACCGAATTCATTTTTATGTTTGCCTCATTATAATATTTTTTCCTATATTTTTTCATTGTGCTGTCTTTTATGCGTGTATTTTTAAAATAACTATAAGTTTTATTTTCTTGTAATAATTCTATTATAAAATATAGCGCATACATACCACATTGCCCGTCACCATATTGATGAGTAAAACCTTCATTATCATCTACAGTTAATTGTATATTTAAATTGCGTGCTTGATCCACGATTCTGTTTATTAATACTTTTATTTGTTTTGGCATTCTTGTTCCATTACTATCAAAGTAAAAAATGAACTTTCTAGTCAAATCAACAAATAAGGATATCCAATGTTTTCCAGGTTTATTATGAGGGTCAGTGTTAAATATTACTCCAATTTTGCTAATATTATTTTTAATATGATTTTCTAAATTAAAATTACATAATTGCTCCCAAACACAAGTAGAAAACATTTCTTTTGTATCAAAATCTATAGGTGTCGGCCCTATAAACTTAAAATGTTTATGGGATTTTTCATATTGTTTCATTATTTTAGTTATATCAACACTAGAGAGCCACGTATTGGGCTTTGACGACCAAGTTTCGGGAGAAAACGGCTTAAATATTTCTTTTATTAATAATTCTCTATTATTGACTTTACTTAATGGCGTTTTTTCTAACCAACATAATTCATCATAGCATTGTTTATCTAATTTTTGCTTGAAAAAATTCCATATTTCTTTACTATTATTAGTCAAAATTTTGTTGCTATTATTAGCATTCCACACATTTTTAAATAATTGCAAATTATTACGCGTATAGCAAGTATAGTGTTTCAACTCGCTATCAACATATTTATTTTGATACGGTGAGCATTTGAGTTTGCGAAATTTACGCGTATTTTTTTTACATTTGCGACCTATTTTCTTAAATGTATTATACATATTATTTTATAGTATTATTTAATATAGTAATATAAAATAATTTTTTAACTGCGTTTTTGTGGAAGTATTTTTCTTTTAGTGTTTGAGCTTTTTCTAACAACAAACAAATCTAAATTTGTAATGCATTTTTTAGCGCACATACTATTTAGTGTTGCATTATGTAAATTGAAATCATTTAAAGAGGTGTCGTCGCAATAATTGTGTGCGTTTGTAAAGTCTTTAAGCTCTTCTTTTATCGAATTTTTGAGCTTTTTTTCCTTTAAATGGCTTATTAAATTTAATATATATAACAAATAATAAAGCTTGTATTTTTCGCCGTTTGCTATTTTAGAGTCATCGCTATTTTCTATAAGTTTTTCTAAAGTTGTTGCATTATATTTAATTATTTGTTCTTTGTAAGTGGCTATGTTTTCTTCTATATTAGTATAAATGTCTTTTAATAAATAATTAGCGCTTAGTAATTGCTCTAATTTGTTTGTTCTAAAAGACGGGTTATGGTTTTGGTTTGCAAAATAGCGTAAATCAATATTGTTTATTGCTAGGTCTGCTTTTTGCTTTTGTAAAGTCTCTTGCTCCTTTAATCTCTCGACTTTTAATCTCTCGAGTTCTAATCTCTCGACTTCTAATTTTTCTTGTTCTTTTTCTTGCTCTTGTGTTTGTATTAAATCTATACTTACTACTTTTAATTGTTTTGATTTTTTCTTTTTTTCTTTTGTTTCTTTTGTTTCTTTTAATGTGGTGCTAGTGTTAAGCATTTTATTATAAATTTATTTTATATTTTTTAATTGAACTCGTGTCGAATTATAAAATAATTCATTTCCTATTGTTGAAAATCTATTTGGATTAAAGTCTTGAAATTGTTGTTCTCTAAATAATAAATGGCTATCTAAATTCTCATTTTTGGGTGCAAAATTTATGTTATTTTCATATAAATCACTGGTGCTAGGTGGAATATATGCTTTTTGGTCCGCCTTTTGTAGAGCAAAAAACTGATTTCTCAAAGTAGATTCTCTATCTACATTGGAAGCAAACCCGCAATAATGCATTTTTCTAGTTCCAGGAAAGAAAACAGAACTAGTATCATAATTATTATAATTTTGTATAGGCTCTACTGATTTTACTAGCGGAGCAACCGTCGGCATAAACGTATATTTAGTATTTACTGGCCTAAATGAAAAATTCATTGTTAATCCACTTGACGGAAAGTTTCTACTAGAAATTTCACTATTTATAAAATTTTGCTTATCAAAATTAGCCAGCTTTATATTATAAACATCATTATCAATAGTTACACTCATTATTAATAATATAATATATATAATTATAAAAATAATATAATTATAATATTTAAAACTAAAAATTAAAGCTAAAAATTACAGAAAACTGCAAAATAGCAAAAAAAAACCTATATAATTTATAACATTAGCTCTATATTGTTTTCTACAATCTATTAACGCCGTTTAATATTATAATTTAAATAATATTTAAAATCATTTAAATTATGCTTATGTTGCATTTTGCTAGTAAGCATTAATGTCTTATATTCTCTCGCTAGACTAGCCCTATGATTGCGTTGATCCTTCTTAAATTGCATGAGCCTATTTTTCTCTTGTGTCCTTAAATACTCTAGGTCAAACATATTTGACATAAGGTTATGATTAGACAGCAAGCTCATTAACACAAGAGCTGATGTTGCCATATTAACTTAATACTTAATAATTAATAATTAATAATTAAAAGAAGAAATCAATTTTTTTTATGCATTTTAATCGCTAGTTTTCAAGACCCGTTTTATCATTAGTAAACCAAATCATTTTAATAGTATGCATATTATTTCTAATAATTTTATACGATACGCTTAAAGCATAAAAACTTATTAATTTATAATAGTCTTCCTTTATTATCCACTTTAATACTTCATTATAATTATTATAGTTATATGAAATAAGTATAATACTAGGTATAAAATGCTGAATTTCTTTATGTCCAATAGTTTCAAGCTCTTCCCACTTTTCATTTTTTCCAAATAATTCATAATTATAGTTGTCCAGTATATATTCATCCATAGTTAAATAAAGGTCACTAGAATAATTATACAAATCCAAATATTTCGTTATATTAGATTCATTCATAACAATAAGCTCTATGCTTTTTTTAACACTAGCAATCAAATCATTAGCCTTAAGCATCTTTATTCTTACTTTTAATATATTACTATTAATATATTACTATTAATATAGCGCTAATAACTTAGTCAATTTTTTTTATATCATTTTTATATATCATTTTTTTGTATGATGTTTTGATAACTTATTATTTATTTCTACAATACATTGACTTGTAGAAGTTTCAAATAAGTCCGGTATAAACGAGTGAATTAGCGCTTTAATTGCCGAAATAAACAATATAGCAACATAATTTAAAGAAATAAACATATGTTCAAAATAGCCCATATTCATTGCTTTTAAATGTTTAAATTCGAAAAACATTTTTTGCTATAACATAATATAATAATATTTTTCTAATATTTTTCTAATAACTTTTATAAAAAAATGTATTAATTATATGATATAATGTATAACTTAAATATAATAAGCTAATTATTAGTGCTACTATATTTCTAGATAAAGTATAAGGCCAATAGGGTAAATAATATGTTATTGCTAATGCTATTAGGCCAAACACATATATAATATTATTATATGCAAAATGTTTTTTAATATTTAACAATGGATAAAAACCAGGCATATGCATAATTAGTCCAGCAAAAAGGATTCCTAGTAATTGTTCTCGCTTGCTCTTATTATAAGAGTCAATAGATCCAACTATTCCAATGCATAGGAAAATTAAACTTACATATTTAATATAAGAATTAAAATAGTATATTAATGCTAAAACACAAGGAACTAAAACCCAACTTAATTCTCCGCGAATTATTTTATAATGATAATAATAAACATTATTGTTTTTGAATGTTAGTTCCATTATTATTTTTTGTAATTATATATAACTAATTATTAATATTTGAAAAATTATAAAATTTGAAAAATATTAATAATTAGTTATATATAATGACATCTAAAGTTGTAGGTGAAGGCACATATGGTTGTGTATTAAAACCGCCAATTTTATGTGATGAAACTAGTAATCTTGTAGCACAAGATTATTCTAATAAAATATCCAAAATAATGACTAGAGAGCACGCTATTAATGAAAACGCAGAATATAGCGCAATAAATAATATACAAGGTTTAGATAAATATGCTATTACTGGTCCATTATTGTGCAAGCCTTTATTGGACAAAAATTTTAATGCTAGCGTTAAAAAATGTAAAACGCTAAAAGTTAAAACCGCGTTTAAGAACGCTAAGGATGATTTACGAATGTTATTATTAGAAGACGGAGGCTTAAGCATATATGACCATATAACTAAAGTATTTATGTTACAAAGTTTAGACGAAAAGAAAGTCTTTTTGACCTCGCTAATAAAATTGTTTGACGGGCTACTCTTTTTTCAATCTAACGAAATTATGCATAGAGATATTAAATTAGCCAATATGGTATATAATGTAAATAATGGTAGAGCAAAATATATTGACTTTGGACTAATGACAAACTTCAAAAGATTTGCTAAAAGATGTAGTTCAAATACTGAGAGATTAGGTATAAGTCACAGTTATTATGCGCCTGAAAATAGTTGCTCAAACAAATATTCGTTTAATTCTAATAAATTAAAATGCACTAAAATTAAAGAGCATTTTAAAACACACGAAGACTTTATTAGCTATTTACAAAAATCTTTTGACATTTATTGCTTGTCTTTAGCATTATTAAATATGGTGAGTGTTTTAGATTATAGAAATAGTGGACTTAAAAAAGAAGCTATTCCAGCTTCGTTTTTTGAGGAGTTTAGTATATTATTGCTTGGTTATGTTAAATATGATGTGTCCAAGAGAAATATTAATATATTGCAACTTAAAGAAAAGTATATAAGCTTACTAAAAAAACACAATTGTTATTTAAAGAAGGCAACACAACCCTCCCCAGAAGTAATTGATGTTATAGAGAAAATAAAGAAAAAAGAATTTAAAGTCGACTTAGCCAAAATTTGCCCTCCTGCTAAGCCAGTGTTAAATCCTTCTACAAACAGGTGTGTTGCTGATTGCAAAACAGGGTTTATTAGAAATAAGAGCTTTAGATGCGTTAAAATGAATTTAGCAAAGGATTTAGCAAATAGTAAGAAGAGTAGTAAGAGCGCAAGTGTAACAAGAAAGAAGCACAACACAAGTTTAGTTGTTAATGATTCTTCAATTGCTAAGAAGCAACTGTGTATAAGCAAAAATAAAGATTATAATCACATTACAAAGCGTTGTAATGTTAAATGCCCTAAGCATAAAACACGTAATTCATTATTTAAGTGCGTTTAAATATTAAATAGGAAAAAATTGAAACATTATTTTTTATAGTGATTATAAACACTATAAAAAATGGCAGAGCAAAATATTGAAACTATTAACACGCGAATAAAACAAGAAATATGTTATGAAACATTAGCCGAACTAACCGACACAAAATTAATGTCTCAATATAAGGAATGTAATTCTGTTAAAAATGAAATAAAAAAACTTAGTGAAGTATTAATAAAATACACAGACGAAGAAACAAAAGAAAAAATAATATTTGAATATTTAGTGCAACTAATTCCACCAGGAACAAAAGGAGTTATAAGAGGCAATAAGTTTAATAATATTGTAAAGCAATTTATTACAAAATTAGCATTGGACACAGAGAGATTTGATATTTGTTTTGAAAAAAAATGCAGCACTCATTTAACAAGTGAAAAACCAGATTGGTATATTCTTGAAAAATCAACAAATAAAATTATAATTGGTATGAACCAATTAGATTTATGGGGCGGAGGGCAACAACTTAATAGGGGATTTAAATATATAGAAAATAATAAGCATAATAACATAAATAGTAAGTTATTATGTGTTGTATGTAATGAAATCCAATTTAAAAGCAAAAATAATAAAGCATATAAATTATTTAAAATCGGTTTTGAAAATAATACGTTAACTTATTTGAATAATTTACAAAATATTATTAGCTCATATTTTAATTAGTATATATTGTAATCAATATAGTAACTATTATAGTAATAATGAATTAAATTTAAATATTAATTCTTGCTTTGATATTGATTTAGGTCCAACAGTATTGTTAAATTCATAACAAATACTAGATAAACTATTTATATTAGTAGTTATTGTTTTTCCATTTGTAAATTTTATAAAATAATGCGATTGAACACTTTTTTCATCTATTTTTTCATCAATTGTTCCAGCATTAACACCAACACGGCGAAATGATATATCTGGATTTTTTGCTTTTTCAACAAACATAAAATTTATTGGTTCTAATTTCTGATTTACAACTCTATTTGTTGTTTTTTTCTCCCAAATCTGAAATATGCAAGGAACATTGTGTTCTAATCCATCAACAATAAATGCTTTATCCGGCAAATCTATTTCACATATAAGATGAAAATTTAATGGAAAGGTTTTTTTTAAGCTATCTTTTTTGAAACTTTTAGGTAATATAAATGATACACTATCACAAAATTCACAAGATTTTTTTATAAATTTAATCGCCATTGAAGATTGGCGGCCAAATGGCGGATTACCTATTATATGTATTTTACTATAAGTTTCTCTCGTGCTTACATAGTCGTAATCTAAATAATCCTGCTTTATTATTTCCTCGTTATCTGGTTCTAAGTCGTAGAATTTAAAATTATTTGTTATTGATTTAATACCACTAATAAAAGAACCATTGCCAGCGCTAGGTTCTATAATCAAATCATTTGAGCTAATTTGTATGTATTGTTTAAAATTATTTAAACATAACTCAACTACATTGTCTTTAGTATAATATTTATCAATAGTATTACGCTTTAGTCCTTTTGTTTGCATATCAATATTAGTATTAGCTATTATTTTAATTAATTTAGTAATTTTTAAGTCAATTTTTCTTTATTTTCAAGAACTAATCTAATATAAAAATTGAATATAATTTTTATAGTTTATATTAATAAAGTATAAAATGGAGAGTTATTGCAATGAAAAAATTAGTGATTTTGATTTATGTGGAACACAATATAGTATTGCAGTTTTAACAAAGCATATGTATTATTTAAATAAAAAAGTGGTGCTTAACACTCAACATTTAACAGCCGATTTTTGTGTAAGGTTTATTTTAGATATGGACATTGAGTCGGGAAGTGAAGACAGCTATTGTTATGATAAAAATCATATTCTTAGTAGGCAAAAACATATAACAAGTGAAGAATTTGATGAAGCTTATGAGTTATATTATAGCTAAATAGCTAAATAACTAATAGCTAAATATATATATTAAAACATATTAAAGCATAAAATATATGTTTTATTTAATAAGCTATGGATATAGAACTCCTTCAGCAAGCATTAGAAAATGATGCTAATTTAAATATTATTAATACAAATATTCAAGAAATTAAGCGCAAGAAAAACGAAATATTGCAAGAGCTCGGTCTTAAGCGTGACGATTTGAAGAGTTTTCATAAAAAATTAAACGGTTATATGTATGTTGACAACTTAAAGGATTTAAAATATGGGCGAAATATACGATGGGTTAATTTAAAAAAAATAGAGCACATTAAAATAACCAATGGGTCTATTTTATGTGATATTAAAATACACGACAAAGGAATTGCGCTAGTTTTAAAAGGCTATAATCACAGTTTTATTACACTATATTTAAATGAAAATATCATATTTCAAAAAATAAATGATGAAGAAAAAATACTCCTTAAAGCAGTCGACTATTTAAACAAACAAGGATAGTATAATATAGTATAATATAGTATAATATAGTAATAAAATTGATTCTTTAGCTATACTTGTTTTTTTCATTATACACAAGTATTAACAAGTATAACTATATTAATGAATTGCACACCTTGTGACTATTTAAATATTAAGGAATTGCCTAACGACGTTGGAGAGATTATAACTGGCTATCTTTTTAAAGACTATCAATTTCTCGCAAAACTTAAAACAACGTGTAAGGCCTTACATAAATTTATTAGCGTTTTTGCTATTGCTAAATTAATGTTGTCTGAGAAACTTGGTTTGTTTAGTTTTCGCAAATTATGTATAAATGTAGATTGTTATGAAGACACTTATGATGTATTTACATTTGTTCATAACTATTATTATACTCGCTACTTACATTCAAGACAATATGCGTTGAATGCTACGCGTATTATAGTTAATGCGAAATATTATAATATTAAATCTCATTATTGTTGCGAGTGCTTGAAAAAGTTTGTGTTAGTTGGTGCTAACTCAAATGTAATAGAAAACTATCAAAACTCTGAAGAAGTTAATATAATATTTTAATGCATTAACATATAAAAAATTGATTGTTTTTTTTCACTTCTATTTAATGAGGATAAAATATGGTTCTCGGTTTTTGCGACCTAAGCGATGATGTTATTCAAATTATTATAGGTCAAATAAAACACTATAACTATCTTGCGTTGCTTAAAAGGACGTGCATAGCTAACTATAATAGTGTGTCACGCTTGTCAATTGCTAGACTTATGTTGTCTTACAGACTTAGACAATTTTCACCAAAAACATTTTGTATTAATATTAATTGTGCTGATGATACTAAGACAGTATTTGATAAGCATTATCGCAATGGTTATGATAGTTACGTTCATATTAAGCAATTTGCCTTAAAACAAACAACAGCCTTAATTAATGAACAAAAGTATAAGTTTAATACGCATTATTGTAGCGAATGCTTGAAAAAGTTTGTTTTAGTTGGAGACTTGAGAAATGTTAAGCACAATTATGACTATATAGATGAAGTAAATATAACTTATGCAAGATGTAAGTATATATTTGCATAATGATTTAAAAAAAATTGATTGTTTTTTCTCTCTTAAATAACTAATTATAATAGTAAATATGGAAGTCCAAATATGCACCTACGAACCCTCAAATGCTTATAACTCTGACCCTAATTATGGAAAAATTAACATCACTTCAGTTATTATGTGTTTCCTTATTATTTATAGCACAGCTTTAAGTATTGTGCTGAGTGTAAAACAACTTATTCAAATTATTAAGGAAGAAGAACTCTTGAATGAAGAAGAAGAAGAAGA